ACTGAAGCTGTTGAAAATAATATGGGGCAGACAGTATACAGGTTTAAAGGAATGAGAGTATTCAAAGAGAAATTTTAATGGTAAAAGGTAAGGAGAGTTAGACATGAGTAGAAAATCAAAATCAAGTAAAAAGAGGAGTTTTTTCAAGACTCTAACATGGAGAATAATAGCAACCACAGATACATTTATATTAAGCCTGTTTATAACAGGAAATATAGTTTTTGCAGGTTCAATAGCTAGTATTGAAGTTATAACTAAGCTGGTATTATATTACTGGCATGAAAGAATATGGGACGGACGAATGGTACGACCCCGAGTAAGTAAAAGAATTTATAAAATAGGAAAATGAAATGAAGTCAAAAGGCGGCAAACAGATAGTAAATATGATACCCGAAAAAGAGACTAGAGATAGTCACTCGTATTGCTATTCTGTATATAAAACAAAAAAATTATTTTCGGAACAGAAAAAGCTACGGCTAAAGAAATATAATCCTGTAAAAAGGAAACACGAGTGGTTTGTGGAAACCAAACTACCGAGGCATACGAAATGAAAAAATCTATATCTGAACAGTTACAGGACGAACTAGAACCTATCATACACCCAACACAGTATGATGAGAGTGATGCTATTGAAGCAAGTAAGAAAACTGGAGAAATGACTCCCTTTGAAAAAAGTGAGTACGAACGAAAACTAGCTGAGTATAATTTTACAAAACCAGAGATTATAGCTACTAGCGTATTAGTTCTTTTGTTTTTAGTATTCTTATCGTTCCTGTTCTATCTAGAGATAAATAAGTACTAAAACTAAGTAGTAAAGTAGTTTTAACAAAACCGTAGCGGGGCTTTTATAGCCCCGTTTTCTTTTATACAAAACTGCAACGGGGTTGTAAAATCTATTCAGCTAGGGGAAATTGTTTAAGTTGAACGTAAGGAGGTGGGATTGTATAGGTTAATAATCATTACAGATAATTTCGGTTTGCGGAAGTTATGCAAGAAAGTAGGTGGGTTCGGTTGATACAAGTGTAGTAACTTGCTTTATGGCTTTAAATTAGATATAGCTTTTAAACTGTTTGATTCCAAGAGTCAATTTGGTTGCTTAGAATTAAATCAAACACAATAACAAAAACCAGATATCAGCCTTCATGCCGTCTGTCCTACGGACAGCCGTCACTTGGGTGATACTGTTTGTTTTAAGTTTTATTGGAGTTGATTAACAGATGTTAGCCATGTTTAATTCCAATTTATGTATATATTATACCATATTTTTAACAATATTGCAACTAAAATTTTTGAGTACGTCATCTTGCAAACGGTCTGTAGCCGTTTTATTTAACATAAAAAAGTGTAATTATTCCTTTGGTGGGAGGTAAGTGACGGAGAGTACTGGTAGGCGCGGTTCAGGCCCTAGCGAATTTGCTTTCTGTTGAGCAGTTTCTCTGCGTTTTGCAGCGTTCATTTTTTCTTGGCGTTTGGTGGAAGGCTTCTTATAGAACTGATTGTTTCGGAATTCTTCTAGCTTTCCGCTATTTTGCATTTTACGTTTGAATTGCCGAAGCATTCTATCAAAATTGTAATCATTGCGTTGTCTCATATAAGTCCGTAGGCACAAATTGCCTAATGTGTTTGCTAAGTGGGTTCTCCACTCCAAAAGAGTTGTCAACTGTTACTTCTAAAAATTTAACAACCCAAGCCATGTCAAGGACGAATCCTTGACGAGTAGTGTCAATACCGCTTCCCTCTAATAAATCTAATAATTTTAGAGAGATGTCATTGACGATTATGTCCGACTTGTCTTTTGTAGTCAAGTAGGGTTTGGGAAAAGGAATTACCTTTGCCATGATGTTCTCCTATCTGCGCGTGGTATCAAATGCCCAACCGCGCTTCCTTAAGTAATGGACTTTAGCTCTGATAGCACTAGGTGATTTACCTAGTAAAATGCTTGCTTCTTCTACATTGAGACTGCCGTATACCTTCTGTAACAGGCGGATATCTTTGTCGCTCCATCTACTTGATTGAGATTTCTTCATTCTTATATTATATCAGAATAAGAGGAGAAAGTCAAGAACTATTTTCGGGTAAGTAGAAAATAAATGTTGACTTGGCGCTTCATTTTTGATATAATATGTATATTGAATAAAATTCATGGAAAGGGGCTAACCAGAATAAGAAACGAAGGAGAGCTTATGAGTTTAGAAATGCAATGGAATATTATCTATATCATCTTTTTATTGTTTACGATACATATGACGTGGTTCCTAGCAAAGAGGCAGGGAATCAATGATACGATAGAGTATCTTAAAGAGAAAGGCATGATAGAATTGGACGAGGACTGAAAAATAGTTCTTGACAAGTTGGTGTGAAATTTGATATAATAATAGAGTGAAATTTCGAAAATTTCACCAAAAAGAAAACGCAGTTGTAGGACTGCCAAAACAAAACCTACGCTTATGTCTGGCACGAGTAGGATTATAGCAATCCGAGGGCGAGGTAGGAGTTCCACTTCCACCAGTGGACGGGATTTTGTGTACAGACTTTATATAATCGAGTTGCCGAAAGGAACTCATATCAGCTTCCGAAAGGGGCTACAGGAGAAATAAAATGACAGGACTAAACGCTGCATTAAATTTTAATGATTTCGACAAATTATTTGTCGGTTTTGATCGCTTGCATAATCAGCTAGCGAATCGGGTTACAGATTACCCAATTACTAATTATCCTAGATATAATCTAGTTGCCATAGGAGATGAGGCTTACCGAATTGAATTGGCATTGCCAGGTTGGAAGAAACAGGACATAGAAATTAAACAACATAAGAACGAACTTACTATAGAAGGTAAGGAAAAGCAAGAGTTAGACTCAAACGAAGAACGCTATATCTATAAAGGACTTAGCGGTAAAATATTCAAAAGAGTATTCACTCTTGGCGATTGGGTTGAAGTTAAGGACGCTGGCTTCAAGGACGGAATGTTAGTAATAAATCTAGAGGTAGACACCCCCGAAACAGAGAAGCCTAAATCAATAGATATAGGCTAAAAGGAGAACAAAATGCAAACAGCATTGCGATTCTTGAATCGTTATGCCACTTTGCGAGCGGTTCAAGATATTATTAAAAAGTGTGCGAATGAGTACGCTGAAAACATTATTTTTGGAGGATTGATACTATCAAACGTATACATAATCCTTTACCCATTTTATTATTGGTAGATAATGTTCAAAGTTTAAGGAAGACCCCGCAGCTCGAAAAATTCTAAGTCTATAGTAAGTCTATATCATTGAGATAACTATAGCCGACTCGGGGCATTCTTTTATAGATAAGAAATAAATGAAACTAACAGATGATGCACTAGCAAAGTTACAAGAACGAAGAGCTTTAAGTGAGACTTGGGGCATTCGCCTTTCTATAAAAGGTGGTGGCTGTGGAGGATATACATATGAGTTAAGCTACGAGGACATGCCTAGTTTAACTGATGTAGTATATCAAAATATCATAGCAGTTGATAGTTATAGTGATAGCTATCTACAAGATGCCACATTAGCGTGGCAAGTAAATGGAGTACAAGAAGAATTTGTAATTCAGAACGAAGAATTAGAGACTGGGCGCTGCGGTTGCGGGGAGAGTTTCTACATGGAAAAGACATGAAAATAAGTAATAAAGGAATAGATTTAATTAAGCACTTTGAAGGGTGCGAGACTGAGGCATATAAATGCCCAGCAGGCGTATGGACAATAGGCTATGGGCATATTAAAGGCGTAATGGAAGGCATGACAATCTCCCAAGAAGGAGCAGAAGAATTGTTAGTAGAAGAACTAAAAGAGTATGAAAACTATATACTTAATGCGGTTGAAGTAGACCTAAACCAAAACCAGTTTGATGCTATGGTATCATGGGTGTACAACCTAGGCCCAACTAACTTAAAAAGCAGTACCTTATTAAAAGAGTTAAACTCAAAGAACTACAACGCAGCAGCACAAGAAATAACAAAATGGAATAAAGCAGGCGGAAAAGTACTGACAGGTTTAGTTAAAAGAAGGGAAGCAGAGGCTTCATTATTTAATGAAATTTAAGTTTAAAGGTAAAGAGATAGAGGTATCTAATTCCTTTATTCAAGATTGCGGCATGCATGCTGCACAAAGAGGAATGACACTAGAAGAGTATATTGCCGAAGCATTTACAATGTTAGAAAATAGACCAGTAGTAGTACAAAATGGAAAAGACAATTAAAGACATAGTAGTAAAATCACATAATGCCTATCTAGGTAAGTTTTGGAATAGACACTTAAAAATTTATCAAAGATGGAACGAAGGAAAAGCTTGGCAAGAAGAGTTTGATACTTTCTGCACTAGAATGTGGTTAGATAACTGTGATGAAAACAAAGTAGCTTATGGAAATCCTTTACCTAAACAAGAGTACCTTTACAAATGGGAAGATTATTTAGTTGAACGATTTCAAAAAGAAACATGACAATACAAACATATAAAATAACAATAACATTTGACGCTGATGTGAAAGATGGTGACCCCAAAGACTGGTTACCTGAAGCGTTAGAGGAAGGACACTTCAAGTACAAAACTCATACGATTTTTGGAACAGAAGTAGAACCCATAGATAAAGAAGACCCCGCTAACAAGTGGATTAAGGACTTCAAATGACGCAACAGGAGAAATAATGGACGAAGGCGAGCCGAGTCAGTTATATAAAACGTTACTATTAGAACAAGAATATAATCCCTCACAGGCAGTAGAGATTCTAATAGCATATTATCAAATGAGTGAGGAAGAAGCATGGCTAGTATCCAAACAATACCATGCAGCTAGGGCAACTAGGGGAATAGATGGATACAACAACAAAAAACTTATTAATAGCCATAAAATCAGTAGAAGGACGACAAGCAGCAGCAAAAAATCCTTCCCTATGGCAAAGCTACGAGGACGAATTAATCGACCTTAGAGAGAGATTAAAAAATGGCACAGCCAAGTGAGCAGTTTCAAGGCGACATGAGCCGAAACGAGGTTGAGATAGACCTTAACAAATTCATGGCAATGGTTTCTGAAATAGGGGAACTAAAAGCAAAAATAATGGAAATGGAGAACGAGAAAGAGCCAGATAATCCTTGGCAAAAGGTAATATGGTTTTCTCAAATGATAGACGCTTGGCGTCTTTTTCCTAGAGCATTCTTAAGTATATATATGATATTATTATATAAATGTACACTTTGGTTTATGGCTTTACCAGAACCATCATTCGAGCAATCAGGGTTAATATCTATAGTAGTCGGAGCAGGCGCAGCTTGGTTTGGACTATACGCAGGAACTGCAAAAGATAAGATTAACTCAAAATAGTTCTTGACACAGCGTTTATTATTTAGTATAATATAATTATGAAAAAAGTTAAATTTCGATTGAAAGATGATTTAACTATAACTTTTCCACCACATTGGTCGGAAGAAAAAATGGACGTTTGGCTTGCCAAATGGTATAAATATAACAACAAAACACACTAGGAGATTCTGTGATAACAGATGAAGTATCAAAATTAGATGATTACGGAAAGTTCGTAATCAGCACTACATCAGAGGAGAGTTTAAGAACAGACACTATGATAGATAGATTGTATGGCTTAAAGTATGCTCACCCCGACACAGAATTTTCTCAGCTATTAACTGCATCAATCGGTATGCAAGCTGAATCAGGAGAGTTTTCCGAAGTAATCAAAAAGATTATATTTCAGGGCAAAGAATTCAATGAAGAAGAAAGATTTCATCTCAAGCGCGAGCTTGGAGATGTTTTATGGTATTGGGTTCAGGGCTGCACAGCACTAGGGTATACACCTCAGCAAGTAATGGAAGAAAACATAAATAAACTTGAGAAAAGATATCCAAACGGCTTTGAAGTCACTAGAAGTGAAGTAAGAACAAAAGGAGATATATAATATGGCATACAGTAAACAAGTAGTAGAGAGATTTGAAAGCGTTCTTAAAAACCCTGAAGCACATGGTGTTGGAAGGTTCGATCCCAATGACCCTAATGTGGTTAGTGGAATGGTTGGAGCTCCATCATGCGGTGATGTTATGAAACTTGATCTAAAATTAACACATGATGGTGTTATTAGAGATGTGAAATTTAAAACATATGGGTGTGGTTCAGCTATTGCATCGTCTAGTTTATTTGTAGATATGTTAATAGGTAAAACTATTACAGAAGCTAAACAAATAACAGATAAACAAATTGCTACGGCATTAGAACTACCGCCTATTAAACTACATTGTAGTGTACTAGCAGAAGAAGCTATTGTTAAAGCAGTTGCAGAATGGGATAAAAGAACAAAAGAAGATACATAGTGGAGTTTATAAATACTATATTTTTATTACCAATAAGTTTAGGGCAGTATGTACTTAGTGCCATAATATGGTATATAGCATTTGCTTTTATTATTCAATCGGATAGGTATTACGATACTAGAGGTTGGTTAGAAGACAAGTACGCAGACTATAAGGAAAATAAAAATGCCAGCAATTAAATATAAATTTCACGAAGACCATGTACTTAAAGTATTAAAAGCCTATATAGATGAAACATATGTAGAACACTATAGTAAAGGAAATATACAGAGTACAGAAGTTATATTTGATGCAGAGCATGGAGAAGGCTTCTGTATAGGAAATATACTTAAGTATGCACAAAGGTACGGAAAAAAAGAGGGTAGAAATGATGCTGACCTTTATAAAATAATACACTATGCAATAATGCTACTCGGCATGAAAGAAGAGAAAGAAGTAAGAGACTTCAGAGAGTATGAAATCCAAATGTCAATGGATATGGATTAATGGCAATAC